CCACCAATCCATCCAAACTGTCGAAGCATGGTTGTTCCTCAGCTTGATGAAAGGTTCGATTTTTTAGATGAAGGCGCAACAAGAAGCGTTAGAGGCTCAAGTGGCAAAGTATCGTCTGCTCCTGCTGAGCAAACTTATTATCAATGGTTAAAGAAACAGCCTTATGAATTTCAAGAAACAGCAATTGGTCCAACTAGGGCTAAATTGCTAAATGACGGCGGTTTGTCTGCTGAAAGGTTCGCTGAATTACAGTTAGGGAAAAACTTTAAGCCATTAACATTGGACGAAATGCGTGACTTAGAGCCAATGGCGTTTATTGATGCTGGAATTGACTAGCATTGACAATACTTTTTTGCAAGTTACAATGACGGAATCGTAAGCTGGGCTTACTATAATCACAGGGTGATAACATGGCTATTGAATACAAGCTAGAATCGTTAGAAGAAGTAGATGAGGCGCTCCACGGACTATATGAGCAAACGGATACTGGGTATCAGCTTAAAGTGTCTGGAATTCCTGAGCCAGAGAAAGAAGATTTAAGTGGGCTCAAGAATAAAGTCGAAGAATTGTTGCGTGAAAAGAAACAAGCGGCAGCAAAAGCTAGGGAAGCAGCGGAAGCAGCAGAAGCAGCACGACTTGAAGCGGCTAAGAAAGGAAATGATACTGAGGCTTTAGATAAAAGCTGGCAAGAGAAGTTTAACGCCAGAGAAGCAGAGCTAAAGAAAGAATTAGAGGCGTTATCGGGAACTATTGTCAACTTAACCAGTGGGCAAACAGCGACCAAGATAGCAGCCGAAATCGCGGTTCAGGGTTCGGCAGATGTTTTATTGCCGCATTTAGAGCGGCGACTAAAGACAGAAATCAGAGACGGTCAACCTACAACGATTGTCCTTGATAAAGAAGGTAAGCCATCGGCTATGTCAGTTGATGAGCTTAAAGCAGAATTCCAGAATAGCGCGGCTTTTGCTCCGCTAATTGTGGGAACGAAAGCCAACGGCGCAGGGCGTACAGGTGGCAATGAATCTAGCGGGGCTGGAGTCAATGAAGTAAGTCGATCAGATTTTGATCGCATGAACCAAGCGCAACGCGCACAATTCGCCAAAGCTGGCGGTAAACTTAAAGACGATTAAAGGTAATCTCTCATGGCTAATGTTCTTACTGACTTAGCGGCAGACATCTACAAGGCGGCAGACATTGTTGGCCGTGAGCTTGTTGGTGTTATCCCTTCTGCAACAATTAACTCAGACGCAACTGATCGTGCAGCGCAAGGCGATACTATCCGCTCTTTCGTTACTCGTAGCGCGACTGTAACAACTGTTACTCCTTCAATGACTATCCCTGAAGGTACTGACCAGACTGTAGACAGCAAAACTATGTCTCTGTCTAACACTGCAAGCGTCCAAATCCCATGGACAGGCGAAGACATGAAGCACGTTAACAACGGTGCTGGCTTCGAAACTATCTACGGTGACCAAATCAAGCAAGCAATGAGGGCGATCACAAATCAGATCGAAGCTGCTGTTGCTACTGATGTTGCTAATAACGCATCACGCGCTTTCGGTACTGCTGGCACTACTCCTTTCGTAAATAGCTTTGCGGAAGTTGCTGAGATTCGCCAGATTCTCGTAGACAACGGTATGCCTTCAAATGACGGCATGGCTTCAATCGTTATGAACAGCGTTGCTGGTACTAACCTGCGTCAACTCGCGCAGCTTCAGTCTGCTAACACAGCTGGTTCAACTGATCTGCTTCGTCAAGGCACTCTTCTCGACCTCCAAGGTCTGATGATCAAAGAGTCTGCTGGCATCGCTTCTCACACGAAGGGAACTGGCGCAAGCTACATCACTGACGGTACTTACGCTGTTGGCGCAACTGCAATCACTGTAGACGGTGGTTCTGGTACTATCCTCGCAGGTGACGTTGTGACTTTCGCAGGTGACACCAACAAGTATGTCGTAACTGGTGAGTCTGGTGGCGTAGTTACATTGGCGGCTCCAGGTCTTCGCGCTTCACTTGCTGACGGCGTTGCTATGACTATCGGCGACAGCCACACTGCTAACCTTGCTTTCCACAAAGCGGCAGTTGAGGTTGGTATGCGTCCATTAGCGCAGCCTAACGGTGGTGACGCAGCAGTTGACCGTCTGACAGTACAAGACCCAGTAAGCGGTCTGGTATTTGAAGTCGCAGCCTATAAAGGCTACAACAAGGCGATGTTTGATGTGTCTTGCTTGTACGGCTACAAAGTTTGGAAGCCCGAGTTTGCGGCTATCCTCCTTGGCTAAACGGAACGGGGTGGCTTCGGTCACCCCTTTTCCCTTCGGGGTTTAACATGGCTAAAGACCCACGACTGACACGCTTAGGGCTTGATAAGTACAATCAACCAAAGCGCACACCTAATCACCCTACGAAATCCCACGTTGTTGTCGCTAAAGAAGGCGAACAAGTGAAAACGATTCGTTTCGGACAGCAGGGTGTATCAGGTTCACCAAAACGAGCAAACGAAAGTAAAGCTGACGCTGCTCGTAGAGCTTCGTTCCAAGCAAGACACGCTGAGAACATTAAGAAAGGCAAAATGTCTGGTGCATACTGGGCTAACAAGGTGAAATGGTAATGTATAACAAAGGCAAAAAGAAAAAACCAAAGGGCAAATAGATGCCTATCCGTAAAACCCAAAAGGGTTGGAAAATAGAAAATACTGCTGGCTACTCTAAAACCAAAAAGGAAGCAGAGAAGCGTTTAGCAGCAATCAAGGCGCGGCAGAAAGGTAAGAAATAATGGCAACACTAATTGTAGAAAACGGCTCTATCGTTGCTAATGCGAACACTTATGTCACGATTGAAGAATACATAGCTTACGCAAGCAGTTTGGGCGTAACGGTCGAAGATACGGACACTTATAAAGTCCAGTTGATTAAAGCGGCACAGTATATTGATTCAAAAGAGTCTCAGCTATACGGCGACATGGTTGAAAAGACACAGCCATTATCGTATCCGCGCAACAATCTTGTAGACCTGCAGAACTTTACTTGGGGCAATGACGAAATCCCTACGCTAGTTAAGAAGTGTCAAATGTCTCTTGCATTGGACATAAACTCTGGCGAAGACTTGTATAACTTGAGCGCATCTGCATCTGTAGCGATTAAACGTGAACGAGTAGAAGGCGCGGTTGAAGTTGAATACGCTGTCACTGATAGCGCACGAATTGCTAGGAACTCACGCAGTTCTTCGCTACTGGCTGCACTGATGAAGAATGGCGGCACTAGCATACCGCTATCTATGGCTTAATATGAGCGATGCGTTTTATAACGGTCTAGCTGCCACTGCTGCAAGGCTGATTACTAAGTTTGGGGCTGTCGGTACGATTACACGCACCACAGGAGGCTCTGTAGACCCTGTGACAGGCGATACGACAGCAGGTACTACGGTTACCTATGCTCCGAATACAATCGTCCAGAGGTACGCTGACGAGCTTGTAGACGGTACTAGGATTTTAAGCAGTGATAGGCTGATAATCTTGGATAATACGGTACAGCCTTTGATGACTGATAAAATCACTGTAGGCGGCGAGAACTGGACTATCGTATCGATTACAGAGTCAAAGCCAGCAGGGATTCCACTGGTTTACTTCGTTCAGGCTAGACGATGATTATTAAAAACGCAGATCAGATAGCAAAACGAGCCAATATGACCGCTAATCAATTCGTGCGCGGCGTATGGATTAAGCTGTTTAGCTCAGTTGTTATGGATACTCGCTACGATACTGGTCGAATGAGAGCTAACTGGCAATTAACTCAAGATAGCCCAGCTAAAGGCGATTTAGATGCCTATGATAAAGGTGGAACTGCTACCGTTAATAAGATTGTTGCAGGGCTGAAAGGTGGAGACCGTGTTCAATACCTAACCAATAATTTGCCTTATGTTGGAGTCTGGGAACAACAAGACGCGATGGTTGCTAAGAATATCGCCAGAATTGAAACGAATATTAGAAAGTTTGCTAGGGACATTAAATGAGTATCAAAATCGACCAAGCATTCGTTCAGTCGTTTATTGATGGCTCTTTTGGGCTTCCAGTAGATTACGAAAATATGCCGTACACGCCTGTGTCTGGGACTGCGTTCGCGGAATTGATAAACATACCAAATCCGATAGATAGTCTGACACTTGCCGATATGAATGAAACTAGCGGCTTGTTCAGAATAATTTTGCGCTATCCTGCTGATGGTGGAGCCATCGCTGCCAAAACCAAGGCAGAGGAAATCATGGCGCATTACCCTATTGGGAGTAGCGTTGCATATTCTGGACAATCTGCGACAAT